TCATTGCACCGCTTGTCCCGCCAGATCACATTGAAACCCGCATCGATGCCAGCAATGTTGGGATAGCCAATGGCGACTACAAGGTTGGCGAACTTTCCCGCGAGGTTGAAAAATACCTGTCCAAAGTAGCCACAGAAGCCTCCAAAATCGCCTCAGAGCGCAAGAAATGGATTGCCTTTACACCGAGTGTCAAAAACGCTGAAAGCCTTGCAGATCGCTTGAATTACCGAGGCATTGTAAGCGCCGTTGTCTGCGGCGAAACCCCCAAGCAGGAGCGCGAAGACTTGATTGCTCAGTTTAGGGATGGCGAGATTCACTGTTTGGTTACTGTCTTGGCTTTGTCGGTTGGCTTTGATGTGCCAGACGTAGACTGCATTATTTGGTGCAGGCCAACGAAGTCGCCAGTGCTTTATGTGCAGGGTATGGGCAGGGGTACTCGAATTGCAGATGGCAAGACAGACTGCCTGGTGCTTGACTTCACCGACACAGTTGAGCGCCTTGGGCCAGTGGATACTATCCAAGGCAGGGCTAAGAAGAGGTCAGGCCCACAGGAAGCGCCCTACAGCATCTGCCCAGACTGCGGTGAACGCAATGCACCCGCAGCTCTTGTTTGCATTCATTGCGGTGGTCAAATCCGAGAGGAAGAGGCTAAACCAATTGATGCAAGGGTTTCATTGGCAGCGCTCTTGTCGAATCAGGCAAGCATCTCAGAACTGATTTGGCACGATGTAACCCGAGTTGACTACGGCCTGCACCGAAAGGAAGGCAAGCCAGACTCATTGAGGGTTGATTACTACGCTGGCCTGCTTCGGGTTGCTACTGAATGGGTTTGTTTTAGTCACATTGGCTATGCTAGGCAAAAGGCCGAGAACTGGTGGATGCAAAGGGAGAAGAAGTCTATGCCATCAGGCACACAAGAAGCGCTTGAGTGGCTTGAGTTTAAAAACATTGAAGAGCCAGTTAGGATCGCAACCCGTAAAAATGGAAAATACACAGAGGTCAAAGACTATGAATTTAATTGAAATAAACGCAATCAAGAGACATTTGGACAGTCAGGTCAAACAGATCAATACAATCAGAATTAACTGCCAACAATGTAATAATTTTGAGACAGGCATTTGTAAGCAGTTTGGAGCAAAACCACCGCTAGAGTGGATCACTGGCACAGTCGAGTGCGAACATTGGGAATGGGATCAAATCCCCTTTTAAGGAGACATCATGTTAGAAAAACCACCTTATTCAAAAATAAGTTACCCGTCAGTTGCAAACAAGGACTTTAAATGGTCTTCTGGCTCAGACGTGCAAGCCCTTTGGCGCAAGCACGGATGGACTCCACCCTCAGAGAAAATGCTTCCACCACCACCTGAGAAGTATCAAGAGCCACTTCGGAGAGTGCGCTGATGATGCCTCCGATTCAAATGGGCCTAGTCAATCCTGTGCATAAGCTAAAGTTTTGCACCAAGTGCCAAGCCGACAAGCCACCGGAGGGTGGTGTTGATATGGGCGCAAAATGGAACTGCCAACTCTGTTGGGTCAGACGAATAACTGGTAAACACCTGAGACAAAATGCCAAGACCGAAACCACCTGAACCCCTATTGGGAAGACAAGTCCGAATGTCAGATAGACATTGGATGATCTTGCAAGAACTTGGCGGCGCTGAATGGCTACGCAAGCAGTTGGATAAGAACGCCAAGATGCCTGCTAAGTATTACCGCCGTGAACTGGACGCACCTTCAAAGAAAGAAGTCAATGACTAACCAAAGCGGCTGGCGCAAGCGCCAAATTCAAATGCCCAAGTTTGATATTTGGGAGCGCGAGAGCCTAGTTGACTTTGCAGGGGAGTGCTACGTCAAACTGTGCGAACAGGATGACCGCATTCAACAGCTTGAGTGCGATCTAAAGACGGCGCTTCAGGCTTACAAAGATTTAAGTAAGAACCTCTAAAGCATGGTTGATGTGCTTGATCCGGTCTTCCAAGCCAATAAAGCCACCATTGATTTTTTTGGTTAAAGTTTTGTAATCTTGGGAGTCTGCATATTGGTTGAGTTTATGGGTGTCCCAAAACCAACCCGCAGTCAGGGCGGCGTATTGAGGCGTAGCGACAAGATCAGGGTCTGCCCAGAAGTCAACACCCAGCGCCTTGCCTGCGTGGAAATAAGAACTGGAGCCAGTGAGCTGTATGCAGCCTCTTCCGCGAAAACGATACCCATCCCCAGAGGCCTCATCCCTGTTGCCCATACGATTTGCGTACACAGTATTGGCAATGAGCCTTGAATTTCGCTGACACGCCTGTGCCTTGGCAGCATCAAAGCGTTTAGGCCATGTCTTCATTAGACCAGCCGCAGAATAAGATAACCCTTCTTCGAGCATCTTAAAGTTCCCACATTCATGCCCACATTGCCCAATGAAAGCGGCTTTTCTAAGTGGATTCATAATGTCAAAACGCTCAAAAGTGGCATTCAGGGCATCTAACCATTGATTACCAATATGTAATCTAGCTAATTGTTCACTTGTTACCATTTAGTAAATCTCTCATCTGGTTATACGAGTCCACACAGGCATTTAAAGCAACAGTATTCTTATCACCTTGGGCTACTATTTCTGCGATGGCTTCGATGGTTGCTCTTTCGGCATCAGAAGGTTCATTAGCCTGTCTGTCAGATTGGGTGGTTGCTTTTGGATCTGCGCTGGTAGAGGCGGTACTTGTGGGGGCTTGTACGTTACTTGAGGGGCAGAGGCGCAACTTGCCAGCACGATTGGCAACAGCAAGGGCAGAAGTCTTTTGATTGATAGCATTGGTAGCCTCCAATAATTTAGTAGCGTTTTGGTTGATTTGTTCGTTCAGTTGTTGCTCTGTTTTACGAGATTCTTCATTCTTCTTGGCAATGGCTATCTTCATGTCATTGTCTCTGTCTTCCCATCCAAAATGGTAGCCACCTCGGTAACTGCCAAACAAAGCAATGGCAATAGCTAAAGCAAGGTAGGGTAAAGGTATGCCAAACATTATTCAGCCTCTTTTCTTGCTTGAGCCAATTCTTCACGCTCATGGTCATCTTCTAAGTGGTCAGGAGGGGTTGTCGGAGGTGGGCCAGGTGTCCAAGATTCATCCAAAGGGGGGTTTACCCAAGCTGGCATAGCACCAGAAGGTGAAGTCCATGTGTTTAGACCGCCAGAAGAGGCATAGGAAGGGTTAAAACCGCCCTGAGAGCCTTGATAACCCATTGGTTGACACATTGGCTGTTGGGGTGGTTGTTGCCTAGCAGTCATTGCCCGTTTACCAATAACTCCACCGATACCACCCACGATTAGCAGAACAATGTCGTTCAGCATCTTGGTGTAGGCTTGGTCAATCGGGGCCATGCTCTTGATGGGTTGTGTGACGAACGTCACAGAATAGAGTAAGGCAATCACGATAAAGAAAAGAATCAGAGTGACAGCAAGCACCACGATGCTCCAGACCCTGACCTCAATCTCTTCAGTTGTTAGGTTTAACTTCGTCAACTTTTTTCTCCAAGATGGGTGCTACCAAATATTCTGGGCAAGTCTGGGTAAACAGACACCGAGGCTTTTGACACTCTGTCGCATAAAAATTGTCAGGGTTTTGGCACTTGTAGCGATATTTCTCATCGCAGCCAGTTAGCAGCAAAAGAAGCAATAAATATCTCATTTACCAAGTCCTATTTTTCCAAGTAAAAGATTCACAATCCTGTCTGCCAAGTCATCAGGCAAGAACTTTAGAAAACCTAAGAAATACAAAGCCACGCACCCATAAATGAATATCTTGAGGCACAAGTCAAAGGTCTTTTGATACTCATTCATCTGCCGCCACATCTGCGAGTTGTTGCACAGAATTCCATCAACTCATTCACACCAATAAACACCAAGAACAAAACAAAAGCCACACCGCCAATAATCATGGCAAGTTCGTTCATCTCATCCTCTTTGGCTTTGGCATCTTTTTCAACCTTCTTTAATGCACTCAACTCTTTGGCATCTGCCAAATCCATCTCAGCTTGCCGAGCTTTAATCTTGTTCCAGACATCAATCTTTCCCGTCTGCATGAAGAGCATCTTTAGCTCTTCCTCAAAAGCTCTGGCTTGATCTAATGCCATCTCAATCTGGAGGGCAGTCCCCATGTTTGAGCCTTTGCCAGACTGCTTTGCTTGAAGCATGGCTTTAGTAGCTGTGCTTTTGGCATCAAACATCTTGCCGATCATTGGGGCAAGAGAGCCAAGATCATTGGCGACCTTGCTGGCCTTCTTGACCATGCTGATAGCTGATTGAATACCAGCTAGAGCCGTTAGCGGATCAATCATTTCCGTTCAACCTTTTGCCATTCAAGGCACACTACTTTTCGGTTATAGACATCACCTGACCATGCCCATCTGACACAGCGATATTCAGTCTTCGCAGCAGTGGCTAATGTTGTTGACAAGAACATAACAATTAGCCACTTAACATAATTCTTCAATGGTTAGTATTGAGTTTTGTACAATTTAAGGTTTTGCACTGACTTCAGCCTTATTTAAAGCCGCATTGATTCGTGCTCTAGTCTTGTTGTTCTTTATTCCCTGTGCGGCTGCTCTGATCAAGCTAATTGCAGGTAATGGCAAGCCAGTTATCGCACCAGTAGCACCAGCTTCTGCAATAGCACCCATAAGGGCCATTGAAGTGCCAGAACTGTTGATCAAAGTGCCTGGAGGAACAGTGTTTACATATTTCACAACTTCGTTCAGATCACGCACAGTTTGAGCTTGTTGTTTTCCAAGAATAATGTCCAAGCGTCCATCTTTATCTAAAGCTGTTACAGCATTATTAAGTTTTGATGCTGAAATTAACTCTCTACCCATTGAGTCGGTCTGTAATCCACTTTTAGCTTCATTTTCAAGATGTTTAAGAGTTGCACCTTGCAACTCTTTCATGGCCTTCTGACCATCTTTGCCACTTGTTAGCAAAACTCTACGCAAGAAAGTCACTTCCTCTGGTGTAGCGTTCAGAATAGACTTCTGGAAAGCCTCACTTGCCGCTACTTTAGGGTCATCTTTACCCTTGACAGTTGTCAACAGGTTGGACACAACTGCTCGGCCTTCATACTTTCTTGCTTGCTTTTCACGCAATGCTCTTGCTTCTGAATACAGCGGGCCGGATACATCTTTTGTTGTTTCGTCAATCAAAGACTTAATAATCTTTGATTCTCGGATGTTCACAATGTCGTAATCTGTTGAAGCATTGATTTCTTTTCTCAATTGCTCTAAAGTTTTCACATTAGTAGGCAATGGGACTAAATTACCTTCAGCATCTCTGGTTGCAATACCAAGCTTGATTGCATATTGTTTGGCAGTATCTGGAATGGCAGAGGATGGGACACCACTTGCTTTGCTATTTAGGTAATCGAACAAAGTGGTAGTGGTCTCTTGCTCACCATATTTCAATGTTCTTGGGATGGTGAAATCAACAGCGTTTGAAGCTTCTGGTGAGTTATCTGCCCTTTTATAAGCAGCAGATGTTTGGGCTTTTGCACCTTGCCAACCCTTAGATAAAGCATCAATCACGACATTACCAGTAGCCGCAGGGCCAATTGAGGTTGTCTGTGCGCCAGTCATGTCAATCAAGGCGTCAAAGTTAGCCAATGCTTGAAGACTGTTTTCTTCTGCTCTCATACGTAAAGGCTCACCTAATGGGCCTTTAATCTGTTCCTTTTCAAATGCTAATTGACCAGCTTCACGGGTTGCCGCACCTTTTGTTAATTCAATTGGCACTGGCAAACTCTGTGCTGTAGTCATGCGTTGCAATTCCATTGGAGTTGCTGCAGCACCTGCGCTTACTCTACCGCCAGTGCTAGTAGAGGAGGGCGTACCCATGCCAAGAGCCTCTTGCACAATGGTCTTGCCACGTTGAGCAGCTTGAGCAGTTTCTTGTGCGCCTCTTGTAACGGCCTGTAAGCCACGCAAAGCAGTAACTTCTGCAATTGGGAGAGCTTGCTTCACTGCGCCTCCAAACATACCGACATCAAGCGCACCAGGCAATACTGGGGGCAATGCTTGAGCAACTCTGCCAATGGCTTGAACCTGCTCCATGCCAGCTTCAGTTCTTGGCATATAGGTGTAGCGTTCTGCACCCGCTGCGGCTCTTTGCTCAATTGCTCTAGCGGCTTGTGGAGTACCAAATTGACCTGCTAATGCTTGTTGATAAGCCTCTGATAAACCACCGCCAATTGTGCCAACTAGACCGCCAGTTAATCCTGTGCCTAATGTCAAAGCAGTTTCACCCGCACCAACCAATTGCTTCAAAATTCCTGAGTCAGCTTCTTTAGGCGCAATTCTTTGTTCAGTAGTAGCTACGTTTTGACTGCTTTTGGCAATTTGATAAGCCTCTGCCACAGTCTCAAACTCTGGCGTTCCTTGCTTGTCCTTATTTCGGACAATCCATGTTGCATACTCTGCTGCTGTAGCCATTGGATTACCTCCTGCCTAAAATTGCGTCAGCCTGTTGGAGAATGCTAGTTTGAGCATTACCCAAAGATGGTGTTCCTGATGGTTGATTTGTCGGAATCTGGTTTACAAGACTTTGACGCTGAACTTCACGGCTTTGTCCTGAATATCTGGAATTAACATCTTCAGCAATGCGAGAAGAAAGTTCGTTAAAGCTTTCACCTGGCCTTGCCCTAAAGTCGCCCACAACAAGCGTCTTAGTTGCTCTAGTGAGCGCACCATTATTTTGTGCAAGCCAATCTGTTTTTGCATTTGAGACGGCAGCATCAATGTCTTGAAGCTTTGCCATACCACGCAAGAACTGAGCGATATTGGCAGAATTGGAAGTGTCTTTAGGAAAGCCTGACAATGCCATTTGAATGTCTTTATCAGTGGCTGGGCCAGGCGGCAAAGACTTGATCGCAGCAGTGTTACGCAATCTTGTGTACTCTTGACGCAATGAGGTTTCATAACCTTCAGCACCAATGGTTGACTTGGCAAACTCACTCAAGCTTGAAAGTCTGCCGTAGCCACCCAAGCCTTCAATGCGGTTTGCTAAGTCATTAAACTGTGCCGCAGATTGCTGGGCAGTAGCCGCCACAACAGCACTCTCATTGATTAGCTTGCGAGTGTCCGCAGGAATTTCTGTAGCCATCTTATTGATTGAGGCTAACTTCTCAAGCACTGTTGCATTGGTCATCTGAGTGTCTAAATTCAATTTAGCACCACGAGTTCCAATTTCACTCTGCAAATTCTTGATGTTCCAAGTCTTCTCTTGCAAACCAAGCTCTTGAGCACGTTGAGTAAACTGTGACTCAATTACGGCTTTAGTTGCATTTGCTGCTTTAAGTGCTAAATCTGCACGTTCAGCGGGTACAGCAACATCAGCCTTGGCTTGTGCAGAAGTTGCCTCTGCTGCCAGTTTAGAGGTCTTAGCAGCGGCTTCTTGTGCTTTATAAATGCTTTCCAACTCAGCACGACCCGCAGTGGTCTGAAGCAAGCGAGGTTGAACTCTTGAAATGTCATAACTTGGAGGTGTACCTGCAAAGCTCTCAGGCATTGGCGTACCTTGATCTGCCATTTGTTCACGCTCTTGAACATCTAACATTTGCGGTCTGTCTGGAGTGCCTGGCTGGAATGCTTGCTGTGAAATCTGACGGGCTTGCAAGGCTTCTTGTTGTGCCTGTATTTGTTGCATTCTGACTTGTGCTTTATCTGATAAATCAAGCAGCTTTAAAGCAAGTCCTGTATTTCCCATTTGACTTGCTTGTTGAGCAGCATTAACCAAAGACTGAGGATCACGCAAGTTCAAGCCTTGCATGAGTTGATTCGTCTGGCTGATCATCTTCAGTTGTGGGTCTTCAATGCCCATAGCACCTGCAATAGCACCACCAAGACCTCTAGCACCAGCATAGGTCATTGCCGCACCACGAGCCGCAGGGTCTAGTTGTGCAAGTTCAATACCCTCACGCAAAGCACCTCTACGTTGTTGCTCACCATACATTTCTGGGGTTAGTCCAAACAGACCCGCTACAATATTTTCTGCCATGATGATTCCTTACAAATATAAGCCAAGGTCTTGATTGCCATAATAACTACCAGCACCAAATGATGTTGCTGGTGCGCTTAAAGCCGTTGTGGATGGTACATTGCTAAACAATCCACCCAATAATTGACCAAATGCGGGGTTAGAAGCAACACCACCTAATGCAGTAGAGTATGGATTAGTAGTAGCGGCTGCACCTGTAGCCAATCGTTGGCTAATGTTTGCACCTTCTAAGCCTAAAGCACCTGCCCTAGCACCCGCAGTAGACGCTGTTGTACCAAGTTGTGCACCCATTTGGAAGGGTTGCTGTCCCAAAGCCTCAAGATTCTGAACTTGACCCATTGCAGTCGTGTAAGGAGCATAAGCGGCCTGTTGACCACCATAGTACTGACCCATAGTCTGAGCACCTGTACCAAGCAATCCCGCACCAAATGCGACCTGTTGTTGACCCGCCTGTTGAGCCTGTGCCGCCAATTGAGCCTCTTGAGTAGCCCTAGCGTTATACAAAGCCTGTAACTCAGGAGTAGTAGCACCATAAGTACCGCCTTGAGCCACAGCCAAACCACCACGACCTTGTTGTTGGAGTCTGTTTTGCAGAGTGGCTAACTCTTGCTCTCTGCCTGGTTGCAATAAAGCCATCTGCTGATTGAGATAGTTCTGTGCAACCGCTTCAGGAGATTGAGCCAAGTATTGATTACCAAGGCCAAACAACCTTTGAGCACCTGTTTGTAAAGGAGCAAATTGACCCTGTGCTTGTTCAGCTTGAGTCAATCCTTGTTGAGACAAAGCCATGAACCTGTCTTGTTGTGCTTTGGCTTCAGGGCTTAGTGTGTACCCTGCGCTTGTCAACTGACCTGTTACAGGATCAAAACCAAACTGTGAAGTACCAAAGCGAGTAGTCATTCCGATAGGACGGAAAGTTGCAGACGCTTTAGCCGCAGCAGTCTCAGCATCAATACGGGCTTGAGCAGCTTGAGCCGCTTCGCGAGATGTTTGTTGTTGGAGAAGACCTGCACCCGTTGTTAGTCCAGTATTAAAAATACTGCCAGCACCACCACCAAGAACACTATTTACTGCGGCTGTAACACCTGCATTGGTAAGTCCTGATGTAACTGCTGCGGGAAGTGTTGCACCACCAACAGTTGTTGCCGCACCTCCACCAGTAGCCGCACCTCCAGCAGTAGTCGTTGCACCACCAAGAGTAGATGCCGCACCACCACCTAATACCGTTGCACCAGGCAACAAACCTGCTCCACCTGCTGTACCACCAATTGCTAAATCAGTAGCAGTTAAACCTGCAATTTCTGCGGCTGTTAAAGGCGCATAACCTGCTAAACCTCCACCACCAATGGCTAAGTCTTGTGCTGTTAATGCCGCTATTTCTGATGCACTCAAACCTGCATTAGCACCAGTAATCAATCCGCTACCACCAGTTAAAGCAGTTGTTGCAACAGTAGGAGCGCCAACCATCAAAGCGTTAGCAAGAGATGTTGCACCAGTAGTTCCACCTACACCACCTAAAGCGAGATCAAGTTGAGCAAGTTCAGCCATTGTTAGACCAGTAGTGCCAACACTAGCCGCTGCTGCGCCACCACCCAATAATCCTGCGGCATTCAAGCCAAGGTAAGCACCACCAAGAATTAAGGCAGGTTTTACCCAACTAGGGACATCAGAACTTGACGCACCAGTTGTATAAAAAACAGGAGTTCCATCAGCAGCAGTTTCTACTCGATAGCCTGTGTTTCCGCTGCCAGTAAATGTTCCACCAAAAGCATTGCCAGTTTGACGTTCACTATATGTATTGGCAACTTCTTGTCCAGTAAGTTTATTACCAAAAGTTGTTTGTCCAGTATCTACAACAAGCTGACCATTTACTGTTTTAATTTTTGAAGTGTCAACTTGGGTGTAGCCATCGTTACCATCAGGAATTCCATACACAGTTTCAATCTTTGCACCTTGTGGCAATAAAACTTGTTCAGCAGTTGGGTTGCCATCTTCATCTAGTTTGCCAGTTGGTTTAAAGTAAACTTGACGAGTAGTGCCATCTTCATTTTGATACGTTGCAACATTTTGCCCATTGTATTTTTGTTGGATAACCTCTACTTTTTGAGTAACAGGAACTTTTCCAAACTGGTTGATGTCAGTTACGCCAGTAGCTGCAATAATCTTAGCCATGTCTCTAGCATTGGCTTCAGGAGAGCCTTTTCCTTGACCCGTCCATTTTGATGGATCGCTAGATGCAAGAATTTGACTAACTAATTTATCAATGATTGTTTGATCAACTGCCATGATTACTCCTTATTGTGGCGCATCAGGCCAAGTAATTGTCCAAGGGAAACCTGTCTGCGTAGTGACATCACGCAAGGCTTGACGATAGGTAGCCCATACTGCTTTGTCAACAGGAGCATCAGCTACTTGTGTCCAATCACAGTCTTTTAGTTTCTCATCCCTTGAAGCACGAACACTCTTAGCCTGTTCAGCATCCTTAGTGGCTTTGTAAGCAGTCTCATGCTCAAGGGCTGTAGTTGTTACGCCCTCAACAGTAGTATCGGTAAACACAGGGCCAAGGATATATTTGGTGTACCACTTACCATCTACTTGCTCAACACCAGAGGCTTGAGAGTATTGGTAAACAGTACCGCCAGTTGCTTGTGGGCCTTCAAAGACTACATCAGCACCCAAAGCCGTTAAGACTTCAGTTGTTGTTATATCCCATGATGGGCCACCATTGGCTTTTGTGTATGCACGAAATTCACTTTCGTACATGACTGCGCCTGTTTGTGTTCGTATCTGCATTGTGATTCCTTATGTAAGGTAGGCAAAGCCTGATTTGTGATTTTTGCAACGCCATTCAACTGTAGTTGGCGCAACACCTAAATATTTAGCGGCTTCTTTTGCTGTTGTCCAAATTCCATAAGGAGTTACAACTGTTCTGGCTCTAGGATTCTTATCACCATCAAACAAACCTTTATGTGACCTAGACATTAACTCTCTTGTTTCTTTACTTCTAGTTCTACCTTGATGACAGTCAATTGCATTTTGCTCATTAGTTCCACAAAAAACATTTTCAATACTGTACGGGCCAACATCACCCTTCCGCATCATGCAATATTTGCCACGCCCTTTGCCACGCTGTTCTAACTTGCCAGAGGTAATCCACCAGTTGAGCCATTGCTCATAGGTAAATAAAAACTCAATGCCACGGGCTTTTGCATTACCTTTTTGACCATGAAATTCTTTTTTCATATCAGGCCACCGCAAAAAAGATGAAAGAACCGCCAGAAGCATTGATTGCTGCAGGGGCTGTACTACTGATTTCAAAGCCAGCAGAATAGGTGTCAATGTAATCTGTGTTTGTAACCTCTGCCGCAGTAGAGTTTAACAAAAGGTAGCTGTCATTCCCACTCACAATGCCTCGGGCTGTATCCCAAACATACCAATCACCAGTTGAGTCTGTGCGCTTAATAAGAACAAACCTTGCCCCTGCTGTAAATCCACAATCAATTTGCTTTGTAGTGGCTGTGCCTGTGTATGAGCCTACTTTAGAAACTCCTGCAAGGGTTGCAAATAGGTAAGCAACATAGGTCGTGTCACTTAAGTTGTAAGCATTGTCGCCAAAATTTGAGGCATTTGATCCGTTATTGCCAGCAACATAATATGGATTAAACGTAGTGCCAGACAATCCTGTTGTACCAAACCCTGCGTTTTGGGCATCCAAAGTATTGTTTAGCGCAAGACCAGTTCTGTCGGTATTGCCGCTTCCGTAAAAACGAACACCCCAAGAATAAGTGGCTGAACTTCTGGATTTGATAATTATTGCTTCGGGGATTACTCCTAAATTGTGAGCAACATCTCTATCGGTTGCTCCTGTCCCTGTATAGCAAACCTCATCAAAGAAGCTAGGGGCACGTCTAAACAAATAATTTATAAATGTGTTTGAACTTGCATTTGTGATTGTTGATGTTGTACCAACTTTTACACCGTCCATGACATCCCAAGGATTGGCTTGAAGTATGGTTACCCCTGCCGCCACTTCTGCCGCAGTAGATGAAGTTACAAGATAGCCAGTTCCAGTAAGTCTTGAGGAAAATAAAGATGCCACTGCCGAGCCACGATTTTTGACCAACACAGCGTCATCAGTCTGACCACCCGTAACAGTAGCATTTGCACCCGTACCAGTTCTAGCAGATAAGCCAAACACACTAGTCCCACTTGTAGGCACTTCCATTGGGCCTCTACGAATGGCTATGTAGATGTAGGTGGCCGCATTAGTGTTGACTTCAGTATTGGTTGAAGTAATTTGAAAGCCCGTAGACGTTGGACTAAGGTATCCAACAAATGATTCAGCAGCTGTTGAATTTGCTTGTAGACTTGCATCATCAGAACCAACTGGAATACCTCGCATATTATCAAGCATTTGCCAGTTACCAGTACTACTAGACTTCTTAATCATCAACCATTGAGGCTCATATCCAAGAGTAACAACAGGGCCAGTTGCAGAACCATTGCCCGTATAAGTACCACACGAAATTACATTGTCTGTACCAGTAAGACCAAAGCCTCCTGCGTCATGGGCAAATATGTATGCCACATATGTAGAACCATTATCGTTGACAGTTGCATTAATTCCAAGGCTAAAAACTGAAGATGTGGGAGTCGTAGAGTTCCACCAATTTGCGCCTGTGGCTACTGCGGCTGTGCTGTTAAGAACTAGGTATTGCGTATTGGCTAAACTTCTATGATAAACAGCCCAATTAACAGCAGAACCTGATAATCGCTTAATTAAAATACAACCAGGAACAGAGCCAAGACTATGAGATATTGTTCTATTAGAACCCGTACCTGTATAAGTCACAATATCAAAAAATTTAGGTTGTTTTCTAAAAGTCCATGACACATAGTTGTAAGCACTATCATTAAATCTGTCGTAAATACCAATCGTATAACCAGTTGTATTAAACGCAGTTAAGCTAGTTGCATCAGTTGACTGAATATCTGTTAAGTTACTAGCAATAATTTTTGTTACGCCACGAGCAGTATCAACAAGTTGATGGTCAAAACCACCATCTCTCATTTTTGTCCAAACCAATCCACCATTGGTAGACAAATCAATATTATTGGTAATTGTTTGAGTAGAGTTGTTGCCTTTGTAAAGGTATGTGCTAAACATATCCTCAATGTACTGAGGCACAACAGGAACACCACCACCAAAGGCATCGTAACTAGCCGCACCAGAAGTTGCTTGTAATGGCATGGTTTAAGCCTTAAATTGTGTGTTGCTTGCCAAGACTGTGAAAGTTGCACTACCTGTCTTGATAATCAAATAACGATAGCTATCAATGCCACTAGCATTTCCCGCAGTAGGCGCACCACCTAGCCACCTAGTTGTTACTCCAGATGTAGTGCCATCCACTTGCACAGCAGAGTTGTAATAAGCAGTAGAGCCTTGAGTAACCAAGAAAGCCACAGTCATTGACTGACCTGTACTCATCAAAGTATTCAATGAAGTACCGCTAGAGCCACGGAAGTTAACTGTCCAGTTAGCACTTGCGTTGCTTGTGTAATACAAAACAGACTGAGTGGTAATGTCGTAAGCAATCGTGCCAGTAGCCGCAGTTGCTGATACTGTAGCTACCTCTGCCGCATCGTTTAAAACAATGGCTGTAGCTGATGATGAACCTGAGAAAGTCTTAGTAGCCGTGAATGTCTGTGCTGTGTTAAGGCTTGCAACATTGGTTAGCGTATTGTCAGCAAAGGTAATGGTTTTGTTTGTCAGGGTTTCAACGCCTGTCAAAGTAGCAAAGCCAGAGGCAGTAAATGCCGCTTGAGTCCATGCTGATCCTGTCCAGACATACAGAGTATTGACTGAGTTATTCCAGTACAAAGCACCCGTCAACAGAGCATTGCCATCATTGTCAACAGTAGGGGCAGAAGACTTAGAACCTAAGTATCTGTCATCAAAAGAGTCATAACTTGCCGCTGCCGCTGTTGCTGAAGAAGCCGCATTTGTTTCGCTTGTAGAAGCATTTGAGGCACTTGTTGAAGCGTTGGAAGCAGATGTAGCCGCATTAGAAGCAGAAGTAGCTGCAGCAGTAGTCGAACCAAATATCGAATCTATTTCAGTTTTGGTATAAGCATTAGAGATGTTATAGCCAGCAATAGTCGTAGGATTCGTTCCTGCCGTTGCACGACCATAAGTGTCAAAAGTGACAGATTGGTAAGTGCCTGGTGTTACACCAGAAGAAGCCAAATCAATGTTGTCGCCATTGACAACAATACGGCTAGAGGATGCAGTACCTACATTAAGGGTATTACCTGTCTTTGTAAGACCATCACCCGCAGTAATCTGACCCGCACCTGAGAACTGCGCCCATGTGATAGATGTGCTACCTAGTGTGCCACCTGCATCTATCGTGCAGATAAAGCCAGAATCAGCGTTATCAGTACCTTTTTCAACAAAGGTAAAAGCCGCTACCAACTCAGCGTAAGTGTCTGCATCTGTTGTGCGTGTCCATGAACCTGTTGCACACAAGTAAATACCATTGTTAGAAGCAGTAGATTGGTCTTTAACCAAGACCCGATCACCCGCAACAATCGATATGCCATCAATG